ATGGTCGGACCGGGCTACCAGCTGGGTCAGGCGATGAAGAAGACGCAGGAGGCATCCCGCCTGCCGAACGACCGGGCGCGCGCCGAGCTGCTGGGCGCGATCAACTACCTTGCGGCCGCGTACCTGCTGCTGGAAGAACGCGCCGCTGTCTGATAGTATCGCGCCAGCCTTATCCATGAAGGGAAAGCCAAATGCCCCTCGTTCCCGGTCTGAACCCCGCCGTTCGCCTCGAAGATGATCCCGACGGCGGGGCCATCGGCCCGATGGACGTCACCGTCGAAGAGGCGGATGAAGGGCCTGACATGCCCGAAGTGAGTGAGGATGGCGCGATCCTCCGCATCGACCACGGCGATGGGTCGATCACCGTCTCTCTGGACGGCAAGCCCATCGCCGACGCCGACCGCGAGAACGGCCCCGAGGGCTGGTTTGACAACCTTGTCGACCAGATCGACGACGGCGAGCTGACCCGGATCAGCGAAGACCTGCTGCGCGGGGTCGAGGACGACCTGACCAGTCGCAGCGAATGGGTCGAGGACCGGGCGCAGGGCATGAAGCTGCTGGGCCTGAAGATCGAGCTGCCCGGCCTGCAGGGGTCAACCGACGGCGCCCCGGTCGAGGGCATGTCCAAGGTGCGGCACCCGCTGCTGCAGGAAGCCGTGCTGCGCTTCCAAGCCAACGCCCGGTCTGAGATGCTGCCGACCGACGGCCCGGTCAAGATCAGGGATGATGCCAACGGCACCGAGGTGCAACGCGACGAGATGGTCGACGCCCTGCAGCGCGACTTCAACCACTACCTGACCGCGACCGCCACCGAATACTACCCCGACACGGACCGCATGTTCCTGATGCTGGGCTTCGGCGGCACCGCGTTCAAGAAGGTCTACTTCTGCCCGCTGCGGAACCGGCCGGTGTCCGAGAGCGTGGACGCTGACGACCTGATCGTGAACAACTCGGCGACCGACCTGTCGAACGCCAAGCGGATCACGCACCGCGTCTACATGAAGCCGTCGACCGTGCGGCGCCTGCAAATCCTCGGCGTCTATCGCGACATCGACCTCGCCACGCCCAACATGGTGGCGCAGGACAGCCTGAAGGAAGCCAAGGCGGCGCAGCAGGGCATCTCGGTCGAGAGTGTGAACCCGGACGACCGCGACCGGGAAATCTACGAGGTCTACTGCGAGCTGGACATCAAGGGCTTCGAGCACAAGTACAAGGGCAAGCCGTCCGGGCTGGAAATCCCGTACCGCGTGACCATCGACGTCTCGAGCCGTGAAATCCTCAGCATCGTACGGAACTACGGCGAGGGCGATGCCCTGCCCGAGGCGCGCAAGACCTTCGTGAAGTACACCTTCGTGCCGGGCTTCGGCTTCTACGACATCGGCCTGCTGCACATCCTCGGCAACACCACCAATGCCGTCACCGCTGCATGGCGGGAGCTGCTGGACGCGGGCATGTATGCCAACTTCCCCGGCTTCCTGATCTCGGACGTTGGATCGCGCCAGAACACCAACATCTTCCGCATCCCGCCGGGCGGCGCCGCGCAGGTCAAGACCGGCGGCCAGCCCATCGGTCAGGCTGTCATGGCGCTGCCCTACAAGGAGCCGTCGCAGGCCCTGATGGCGCTGGTGGGCGACATGGCCCAGACTGGCATGCGCGTGGGCGGCACCAGCGAGATGCAGGTGGGCGAGGGGCGGCAGGACGCGGCCGTAGGTACCACGCTGGCGATGATCGAGCAGGCCACCAAGGTTCTGAATGCGGTGCACAAGCGCATGCACTCGGCGCAGGCCGAGGAGTTCCGCCTGCTGCGCGACTGCTTCCGAGAGCACCCGGAGAGCTTCTGGGAGCGCAACCGGCGCCCGACGCTGGACTGGAACCCCGAGAAGCTGATCATGGCGCTGGACGACGTCGAGCTGGTCCCGCATGCCGACCCGAACACCTCCAGCCATGCCCAGCGCATGATGAAGCTGATGGCGCTGAAGCAGTTGCAGTCGGCTACGCCGCACATCTACGACCCGGTCGCCATCGACATGGCTGCCATGAAGGCCATCGGCTGGTCGAACCCCGAGCAGTTCCTGAAGCCGGCAGACCAGCGCGCCAAGCCGACGCCTGAGATGATGAAGGCGATGGCTGACACCCAGATCGAGAAGCAGAAGGCCGACGCCGACACCATGCGCGCGCAGGCTGACATGCTGAAGGCCCAGCGGCCGGATGCCCCGGCTGCGCCCGGCGGTGTCGGGACGGACCCGCGCGAGTTCCAGCTGAAGCTGGTATCCGAGCAGAATAAAGCCCGGCAGATGGAGCTTTCCATGCTGCGGGACCGGAACAACGACGAGAACCGCGATCTGGACCGCGAGAACGACATCCGCCTCGAGCAGATGCGGATGGATCGCGACCAGATGAACGACATCATGCGGATGGAGCATGAGAAGATGCTGCAGGATCAGGACCACAAGTCGGAACTGATCAAGCTGGCAATGCAGGTTCAGGCGCAGAAGGGGCAGCGTAAATGAGCGACGACAAGGCGATCCGCGCGGCGCGGCTGACACTGGGCGGAATGCTCGAGAAGCGGCGCGCTGAGACCGCCAAGGATCGCGCCCCCGGCCAGATCGCCCCGTCCAAGTACCTGCCCGGCGTTCCCCGGCAGGTTCATGCCTACGGCGGCTCTGTGCCGCACATGCCGGTCGCCCGGATCGTGCCGTCGCGGGGTGGAAGCGACATCTCGGACTGGACCCAAGCCCTGATCGCCCTGAAGGGCGTCATGCCGAAGACGCAGGAGCAGGCGCAGCAGGTGGTGCAGCCAGCGCCCGCCACCGGCCCGGTCGGTGCCCCGGCGCCGACGCCCGAGGCCAATGGCATCTCGCCGCAGGCAGCGGCTGCGATGGAGGCACTGCGCGCCAGCTGGGACCAGCCGTTGACCATCACAAGCGGGTACCGCGACCCCGACACCAATCAGGCCGTGGGCGGCGCCAAGGGCTCGCAGCACCTGCACGGGAATGCCTATGACATCGACGCCTCCGAATACACGCCCGAGCAGCGGCTGGCTCTGGCCAACGCCGCCCTCGCAGCCGGGTTCACCGGCTTCGGCTTTTACGACAACAGCCTGCACTTCGACGTCGGCCCGTCTCGCGCGTGGGGGCCGTCGTATCACAGCGACAGCATCCCAGACTGGGCTCAGGATTGGGTCGGAGACAACATCTACGCGTCCGGCGGCCGGGTAGGGAAAGCAAATGGCGGCACCGTTGAGGGGGCCGAGACCGTCGCCCGGATGCTGCGCGAGGGCCGCGCCAGCGAGATCACAAATGAGCATCTGGACGCCGCCGATCCTCAGCATCTCTGGAAGCTGTACGAGACTGGCCAGACTGGCATGGACATGCCGATGGACGCCAAGAGCCGAGCAGCTCGGGCGAAGGAACTGGGGTTTACCAGCAAGGAGTTTCACGGCACCACGACTGGCGGAGAGATGCGTTATCCCAGCCCGAACTACGGCAGCGGGAGCCGCGAGGGCATTGGCTTTGTCACGTCCAGCAACCCGCATGTGGCCAGCAGCTATGCTGATCCTAAGTTCGGAAGTGTGCTCCCAATGCTGAACCGTGACCAAAATCTGGCCAATATTGACGCAAAGGGTGAAGTCTGGAGCGGCATTCCTGATGAGACCGAGGTCGCGCTTCCCGGCGGGGCGAAGACGACAGTCGGAAGGTATGCATCCGGGCCCGCAGATATGGGCGGTGTTCACGACACCAATCAGATCGCTCGCGGAGCGAGGATTGAAGGCGACGGCGGGGTAAGGATTTCCAATCTCATTGACCGTGGCATCCATGTTCCTGATGACAGAAACGATCCATCCCTGCGAACAGAGTTTCAGAAAAAGTCCTCTGTGCCTTCCGATGTAACGTTCCGTCACGACACACGCGGCATCCGCTCCTTCTTTGCCCGGTTCGATCCGAGGTTGGCTCACCTCTCCCACCTGAACGCATCGACCGGAGGTAAAATGGAAGACCCCGTCGACCTGAACGTCGAGCGGGCGCGCAAGAATATTGCGTCAGGAGAGCTTCCTGAGCACATCCAGAACACGTTCGACAGCATGGCCGAGCGGAACCGGGCGCAGCTGTCGGCGCATCAAGAGGCGATGCAGGCTGGTGCGTTCGATGACACCCGGATCGGCGACGAGTACCGCGCGCCCAATGGGTCGACCTTCAAGATCACGAACCACTTCATGATGCCCGCCAACCGCTGGGGCGGGCGCGAGCCGCCGTCGATGGTCTATCAGGGGCACGTGCCGATGGTCTCGACCGTCTACACCGACCCCAAGATGAAGGGGTTCGACATGAACCGCGCCGTCGAGCACGTGAAGCAGATGGAGCGCATCGGCGGCCCTCTGCGCGTGGTCAAAGCAGACGGCGGCAGCGTCGCAGACCGCAGCCCCATGTTCGAGGGCATGTCAGAGCACATGCGAGACGAGGAAGGCAAGCCGCTCGAGCTGTGGCACGGGACGCCCGGCCAGCCCTTCGAGGCGTTCGATGACAGCAAGATCGGCGCGCGCGATCCGGGCTTTTACGGCCGGGGCCACTACCTGACGCCGGATCGGGGCGTCGCCGAGGCTTATGCCGACCCGGACGAGATGGGCCGGGGCTCCGTTATGGGCCCGATGCACGCTGCTCTGAA